CTCCTGAGCCTGATATCCTTGGTATAATTGCCCAAATACCAGAAATACCATTACCAAACGAGCCAGCAGATTTTTGGCCATTTAAGAATGCATTAAGACCAGCATATTGTAATAATACAATAGCCATCTTATCTTGGTTTGCCGGACTGAACATATCATTATTAGTAAGGCCTGCCTGGACTGCTAATGAATCTCGCGCTGGAACATTAATGTCATTATTATATCCGCGCAGTGTATCTTCCATAAACTGATATCTTCCACTTGCTTCAGAATTATATTTTCTATCTATGCTTTCTTGCCAATCCAATACTTCTTGAATAGTCATTAGAGTTAAACGTTTAGTAGGATAATCAGATATACCAACACCAACACGGTTTCCTGTTGGTACATAACCTTGGCCATCAGGTCTTCCTTGATAGCCCCAAATAGCATCGTATCCTCCTGGGCCAGATTCAGCATTACCGATAAGGTCAAGAAGTGGTCCAAGCATACCACCAACTGCAGAACTAATAGGCGACGTTGGAGCGGAAGTACCTACCGTGTTATCAACGGCAGTTTGACCACCAACTCCACCTTCTGCTTGATCGTCTCCTGACGCAACACCATGCGTTGAACCAACATCACTGTGTGGTTTACCTGCAGCTGTATTTTGCGATCTTCTAATTGGCATTGCCTTTGCGGGTGGTTCAGGTGCTTCAACTCTTTCCGCCGATAATGATTGTTCAGCATATACTGCATCAGTTGCAGAAGCTCCGCCACCGTTCGCCATATTTACATTATCGTTAATGTACACAGTAGATCCACCAACTGTCGTAATTGAAATGTTTCCGTTTGCATCGGCTTTAAGTTGTGCATTTGATTTTATACTTACGTCTGCAGAGCCATAAAGATTTAGATCTCCGCCATTTGCACGAATATTCAAATCGGTCTCGGCCGACATATTTAAATTGTTAGCTCGGATGTTCATATTAGTTGGAGCTTCCAACCACATAAATGGTGATTTAAAATACATTCCAACGCCGGCTTCAAATTGAATTTCTTTTTCAGCATAATAAGAAAAAGTTCCAACGTTTGCATCAAGTCTAATATCGCCGCCTCTTACCTGCATACGGTCTGAAGCGTTGAGTGTCATTTCACCACCTGATGTGATATAACTATTACCATGGACAATTTGTTGATAGTCTCCCATGATTTCTTCAACTTTATTTCCTTCAACGCGGATCCTTGCATCACCATTAATCGTAACAGTGCTTTGACCTTTAACAACTTTTACTTCGTTTAGGTCTGTAATTTCCCACTTGTTGCCAGTTGCTTTTTCTACAACCAAACCACCTTGTGATATTTGATAAAAAGAACCATCTTTATGATATATCATAATTCTTTCTGAACCAGGAGTATCATCTAACTCAATAGAATGCGTTGCAGTTGAAATAACTCTATTGTGTGGATACCTTGCGTTGTATGCAGTCGGCGGTTCTTCTAATGTTTCGTTTTCTTCACCTTGCCCTGCGGCTACAGTAATTTCAACGTTACGAGCCATTTCCTGAGCCAACACATAGGTTTCATCGAGATTTTCTCCACGTGCTAATCTGCTCATACGCGGCTGATTGTGATCTTCAGGAGTAGAACCTGCCGCTGTTCTATATCCATCATCAGGACCATGCGCAGGAATGACTCCGTAGCCATCAGCAGGTGGATTAGGACCATTATTAATAGTAGGTATAAGACCTAGGATCATCGGCGACTGAGCTTCTTTACCATCCAAAAATATACCAAACACCCAATAGTTTTCACGAGGTATCCAGTTGCTAGGATCGTAATCTCCACGGCAAACAATAGCCCAAGGTAAATCATCAACTGAAACTTCTTGGTTGTTTCCATGAACTCCAAATGCTCTAACTTTTACACGTCCTTCAAAGCGAGGATCTACAATATCTTCAACAACGCCAACAAAGAATAAAGGATTATCAATACCAATAGCACTCATTACGACCACCCAAACTTAACTAAATTAAACGAAGCGCTAGCTCTGCCATTTTTAAACGAATGGCTTGAAGATTTAATCATATACTTACCTGAAAGATTGTTGTCTTCAACTAAATCAGTAGTAGCAAAGACAGGGATGTTTACATTGACAATAGTTCCTGGGGATAAATCAAGTCTACCACTCATGCTAATACCGACAGAAGTTGAATTTAAATGTTGATCGTAAAAAGTGCGCATTGCTGCTATTTCACCATTATTTGCATCAGACCTTAAACTCATAGCTCTATCGTTTGGGCCTTGTGTATCTTTTAAAACTAAAAACTCGCGGGCGTTTTCTTCTGTAAATTTAGTATCAATATATTCTTGTGAATGGGGTAATCTATCAATAGAAACCTGACGGCCTGACATATCAATAAAACTTGCATCCTGAACTTTATAATTTTTTTCTCTAAATGTTCCATTCACAATATCTAACTCAACTGTTTTTACTGCGTAAGCCCCGCTTAACATTGATTTTGCCGAGTTAGTACCTCGTTCACCAATTGAAAAATTATTAATTCTATTAATTGCCAAGCTAGGATCATCTGGTAAGTTACTTGCGTTTGGCGCGTAAAATAACTCTTTTATATTATCGTTGTCCTCGGCTTCAACTGCTTCTTTAATTAAATATTCGTCAGTTACAAAGTAATAGCCATATATTGTTTCAAACCATCTAAAAGTATGAGATGGCGTGTCGGTATTCATTGCACGTTTGGACAAAAATCTAAATGCGTCGTCAGGCATAAGACTTGGCATAATAACATCAATTAATCCTTCAGTCGGTTGGATATAAAGATCTCTATCTCTATCATTAAGTATATTATATCGCGCAGTGGCATATGTCAATACTCTTGATCTATCATTTGGATCTAAATAATCTGCGTTTCCTAAATCAGAAACATAATCTTCAAACACCTCTTGAACAATTTGCTTTACTGATTTATTTTTATACGCAGTTTTTACTCTACGGTTTCCACCATCATAACTTGTTCTTGAAATAAAAGACGCTGTATAGGTTGAACCGGTATTCATTCTGTTTGGCGTTATATTTGAAATTGAAAATATTTGTAGTTTTAATTCAACCTTTAATCCGGTGTCAAACATTTCTATTTCTAAGTCAAGCTTTTCCTCTCCTCGTAAAGGAGTACCCTCTAAGTAATTCAAGTTTTCAAGAATGTGCATAGTACCATAAAAGTTTGAATTAATAGATTGAGAAATTTCAAGGCCGATAATAAACTCTTTCATATCAACAGTCGTGCCGTTCACAGTAGTGATAAGCGCTCTGGATATTTCATAACCTGCCGGGTTAAAAGACTCTGCCATTTGTTAAGTTCTTATCTTACTTTTAAATTCACGAGTTAACTGTGGTAGATACCTGTTATCAAACAAATAGATTTCTCGTTTATTTTCATTAATTGCGTTTTCGTTATCGTAAATACGCCATGCTTTCCATTCTTCAGGAATGATACGTTTAATAACAATTTTACGTCCTTGTTCTGTCCGTAAAATAACGCGGTCTTCTCGTCTTAAATAAATTGTTAAGAAACTGTCTGGTGTAAGTTTAATAATATCAACAGCCATTTATTAAACCTCCCTATAATAATATACAATATTATCTTCGGTATCATCAGACCGCACCCAGTCAAGAACATCTTGTCCTGTAACGCCAGAAGCTTCTGCATATTTTTCAATAAGCATATCATTAAATTCTTGAGTATTTAATGGCCATTCATGATATGGATCTATAATATTGTTTGCCATATAAACAAGCCAAGAGTAATCTACTGAACCATAATAAAAGTTTGCAATATCTTCAGGTCTTTCGCCTTCTTCAACTGTGTATGGCATGTAAAGAAGTGGATTATTTTGTAATCCTCTTACAAATCGGTTACGGCGAGTAATATCTTTAACAAGTTTGCCGTCGTAAACTACTTCTGGAAAATTTTCAAAATATTTCATTTATCGCGCCCCTGAGTTTGGTGTAACAAATTCCGCAGGATCTTCTGGAACTAAACTTCCACCATATTCGTCTGCAGTTTGGATTTCCAATTCTTGCATTGCAATTGATATTGAAACTCCACCGGGTTTTCCACCTTTCATCATAGTTACTCCACCGCCTGCGCCATAATCAACATCTATAGATCTTATAAGTGAAGTTTTAAATTTCATAAAGTGTTCAGGATTAACTCCTAATAGATATGCATCAACAGTAGCTGGGTAAGTAAGGAACGCTCTTGGAATTCCTTCGATGTCACGAGTATGTGGTAAGATTTGCTTTTTAAATCCATTCACAATATCTTTAATTAAACGTGAGTCTTCTTGGCTTTCAGGATACAAATCCCAGTTAAAAGTATGAGTACGTAATTCAACTCCTTCGAACGATAACGTCTCTCTTGGGTTAACAGTCTGTCCTGTTGTAATATCAATAGATCTACCGATATCTCCTGGGAGTTTTGATCTTAAAAGATATTGTGCGCCAGTTGTTGCGTCTCCTAAACTTGTTCCTAGTATTGAGTCTACTAAACCACTTACTACGCTTTGTCCACCATTTGCGCTGCCAGTTAACGCGGCAGCTCCACCTGCGCCCAACTGTTGAACAAGCTGTGGAATATTCTCAATAGTCATTTGACCAGCGTTTGCCATTAGGTCTGTTGCAGCTCGGCTGATTGCTTCAGTTGTTTTGTCTCTTTCAAAACCTTGTATATTAACTCCTGTGCTATCAGTTAAAGCTCGTGGGAATGGCAATTGAATAGATGATATTCCTTTTATTGAACTACCGCGAGCTCTACCAGTTTGGCCAATAGATCCGGTTAACAAATCAAATCCGGCATTCAATCCTTCATAAGAATATTCTTTAAATACAAACATAATGCTATGTGCTAAGCCGTTTGCAGGGAAAGATAAGTTTCCTATCGCTGCGCGTCGGTTTTGGTCAGCTTTTCGCTGCTGCGGTCTATGTTGATACCCAGATGGTATTTCATCATAACTCATAAGAGCCTACCTTTTTCTTATAAATATTATTACTTATTTATATGGAAATGCGAGTGATGATATGACAACTAGAGGACACAAAGGTAGGTTTAGACCTAAAAATCCTGCTAAATACAAAGGCGATCCTAGTAACATTATTTATAGGTCGTTGTGGGAGTTCAAATTCTTTAGATATGTGGATATGCACCCTGATATTATTTGGTGGCAATCCGAAGAAGTGATAGTACCTTACTATTCTCCAATTGACGGAAAAAGACATAGATATTTTCCAGATGTGATTATTAATAAACGCGTTGGTCCAGTAACAAAAACAGTGATGATTGAAATAAAACCAAAAGCACAGACAAGACCACCTGACCCAAGGAAAAAAAATCAAACCAAGACAGGCGCGGTTTCAAGACGTTATATAAACGAGGTTAAGACATACGGTGTTAACGAAGCAAAATGGAAAGCAGCGCGTGGTTTTTGCGCAGACCGTGGTTGGGAATTTGTAATTATGACAGAAGATCATTTAGGGATAAAATAAATGGTAGCAAAAGTATTTGATGATATCTTATTACAAGGAGTACGTGCTGGACAAATTCCTGCACGGACACAAGAGGCGCGTGATTGGTATCGTAGCCAAGCAGGACAAATGCGAGGCGTAAGACAAGATCGTATTATACGAGAAATGGGTTCAGACCGATATGAAAATCGGTTTAGATTAGGTAATATGTATATGTTTGGTTACGATCCAAAACATAAAGCAACATTACCGTATTATGACAGGTTCCCCCTCGTGTTTCCAATAAATAAAGCAGATGGCGGGTTTTTAGGAATTAACTTTCATTACTTACCTCCTATACTACGAGCAAAACTAATGGATCAACTTTATACTATAACAACAAATAAAACATATAATGAGAATACTAGATTAAGAGCAAGTTATGATTTATTGAATGGTACTGCAAAATATAAAGAGTTTAGGCCAACAGTAAAACATTATTTGGCAAAACAGTTGAAAACAAAATTGACTTATATTGCTCCAACGGAATGGGATATTGCATTGTTTTTACCAAGTCCTGCATTTGTCGGTGCAAGTAAGCGTCAAGTTTATGCCGACTCGAGAAAAATTATAAGAGGAAGATGATGGCATTTAACATCACGGAATTTAAATCTACTTTAGGATCGTTTGGCGGTACAGCTCACGCTGGTTTGTTTGAAGTTACAATTCAAGGTAGAGCTGCAAATTCATCTCAGATTACGCCAAGGCAATTGACGTTTTTCTGTAAGACTATGTCTATCCCAGGAATTACTGTCAACACGGCGACTTTTGAACAAACTGCAAAACTTTCACGAGAAATGCCAACAGGCATTGCTAATAATCCAGTCAATGGAATATTTTTAATTGACGCGGATCATCAAATATTAAAGTTTTTCCATTCTTGGGTTCAAAACGTTGTCAATTATAGTACTGCTGGTGGTGAATTGGCTGAAGTAAATGGTATGCTGCCTTTTGAAGTAGCGTACCGTGAAGATTACGCCGCAACTATTATAATTAAATTCTATAACCCGCATCCCACAGGACCTAATAATACTTATTATGAAACTGTATTAGAAGGAGCGTTTCCAACTGCAATTGGAGAAATAGATTTATCATGGGAAAACAACGATAGTTATGCAACATTACCTGTTTCATTTTCGTATGATAAATTTAGATTTACAGGAGAAGTACAAGGATCTCCAACCTCGAGATTTAATCGCGGAACAGGTTTATTATCATTCTTAAATTCAGTAGGATCTATGACTAGTGTCATCGGCCAAGGACTAAAATTTAATAGTGTACAAGATGCTGCAAACCGTTTATTAAAATTTAGAAACTCGTGGGATAATATTACAAACTTTTTTAGATAATGGAGATATAAACTATGGCTTTACCAAAAATTGATTTACCTATTTTTGAAGCAAAACTACCATCAACCGGAGAGACTATTCAATATAGACCTTTCACGGTAAAAGAAGAAAAGATTATGTTGATTGCGCAAGAGGACGAAGATGGCGCGCAAGAAATGGTGGCAACAAAACAAGTGGTAAATAACTGTCTTTTAAATAAAGATATTACTGAACTCGCAATGTTTGACCTTGAATTTATTTTCTTGTTGCTAAGATCAAGATCTGTTGATAATACAATTACATTTGGTATTATGGATCCTGACACAGACGAGCCAGTTGAATTATCTATGGATATTGAAGGAATTGAATTAACTCAACCTGAAGGGCATAGTAAAGAAGTAAAAATTAATGATGATTTTATGCTATACTTAAAATACCCAACCATTGATGAATTTATTAAAATTGCTGAAGCGGATATAGGTGATCCTTTAGTTAATTACATGATTTTAATATCTTGTTTGGATAAAGTAGCATCTGAAGATGAAGTACACGAATTTAAGAATTATACTACTGAAGAAATTGACCACTTTATGGAAAGTATTCAAGGTGGAGTTATTAGAGGAATACAAACATTCTTTGAAACAATGCCAAAGCTTCGCCATGAAATGAAATACACAAATAAAGAAGGTAAAGAACAAACATTTGTAATAGAAGGAATGAAATCTTTTTTCGTCTAGTGCTGAGTCATATAACTCTTGCTAATTATTATCAAATGATATTTAGTTTGGCTCAGCACCATAAATATTCGATAACAGAATTAGAAAATTTATTACCTTTTGAAAGAGATTTGTATTTTGGTATGTTAAGTGACTTTATACAGAAACAAAACGAAAAGAATGGAGTTGCGTAATGGCAGAACTCTCAGCCGAAACAGCGGCGATAGTAGAAAGATTAAGAGCAGAAGGTGATTTAGTTCGCAATAGCGGAGCTAACTCAATACGTTCTGTGAAAATCAAACTAGACCGTTTCGATGGTTTGTTTACATCAATTCAAACAAACATAGCAGAGCAAACTCAAATACTTAGACAACAGGCTGGTGTCCAGGAAGCTGCAACTGAAGCGG